TTTCCACAGCAGGTGCTGCTATCTATACAGTGCCGCTAGACAAACACGCAGAAATTACTACTTTGCGTTTTACGAGTCCTGTTGCGTATAATTTAGAAGTATACATAGAAACTAGACCTAACACACAAAGAAGTTTAATTTACAAGCTAGAGTTAGATGCAGGAGATACTGTGTCTGACTCTTCTTTATATACACTAAATCCTGGAGAAAGTCTTTATGCAATAAGTTCTACAGGACAGACTGTTTGTACAGTTGTTTTAAATGAAGCATAATGATTCAAGTAATAGACAGGTACGGAAATGTCTACGGCAATGGACCTATTATTATTACCACTAAAGAAGGTAAAACAAAAGGCCCTATTAGTGGATCTCCTGGCAGCACTACTGTTGTTACAGGTACCGTATTTACCCCGTCTGCTACAGACTATTACATCTACGTCAACAGTATCTTTCCTGTTACAATTAATCTCCCTGCAATAGCAAACAGTAATCCACGAGGTTACAACATAAAAAATATTGGAAGAAATACGGTAAAAATAGTACCTTTATCTCCAGAACTAATTGACGATCAAGCAGAGATTAATATTAAGAATGCCTACACGTCTTTAGAGTTAGTTCACGAAACAATGACTAATTGGTATATAGTATGAGTTATATTGATGTAAAAGAAGTCTACATAAAAGACGCTGATGGGAATATTATTAATGTTACCCAAGATGAAACAGTTAAGTTACTACGTAGAATGATAAAAATTCTGGAACCTGTTAGTACTCAAGATTCAGTACAAAGGCAAAGGGTAGTTATAGAAAACAGTAGTATTAACATTAGTAGTTACGGTGCTGTTGACCCAAGATTTCAAATAGCAGATTGGGCTAGAACAGCATACAATACAGGAATTAGAGCAAATATAATATAAGCTATGCCGATTACTAACAATCTTAAAAAAACTTTAGATCTTCCTGTTTGGGAGTGGATGAGATTTGGTATAACAAGTTTTATTACCCCAGGTACAAGCTTTGCTACAGCAATAGATGGATCAGATAGATATATCTATTACCAATATCCTGGTGTGTTTCAAAGATATGATACTTGGAGTGATCAATGGACATCATTAAATGCTCCTACTTATTATGCTACAGGTACTGCATCTTCTATGGTGTATTCTAAATCTCAAGGAAACAGAGGTAAAGTACTAGCTGTACCATCAAGTTCTCAGTTGACTATACCCTCACTTATTTCTGGACCTAGATTAGTAGGTCAGAAAATTAGAATTACGTCAGGTACAGGAGCAGAGCAAACAAGAACTATTACAGCGGCAACAGATCCTATTACTGTAGAGTCTGGAGTTAACAGTTCTGGGTCTGCAAACCAACTCACAGATAACACTAAGAGATGGCAAATTAATCAATGGGTTGGCTATACAGTAAGAATTACTTTTAGTACAAACGTCTCTTTTCAGAGAACTGTATTATATAATACTGTTGACACATTGGTGTTTACAGATACATCATATATAGGATATGAACCATGGGATAACCAAGGATTCATTAGTTCATTATCAGGTACATTCTCATCATATGAAATTGCAAGTCAAACTATAACTGTTGATACACCATTTACTGTAACTCCTGCTCCAAATAGCAGGTTTATGATCATGTCAGGTGTAATATGGTTGATATCATCACAAGGATCTCCATTTTTTTCTTTCCAAATGTATGATGTTCTTACAGATGTTTGGTACCAGAAATCAATGCCTACGGGAATATTTGCCGCAGCAATAAATACTGACGTGGCATTAACTCCTTTGGATGAGGTTGAAAATGCTTATGTTACTAGTACTGCTACATCAGCAACTACAAGGAGACTTACTGATACAACTTTAACTCTTACAGCAGACATATACCGTAACTATCAGATTAGATTAGTTGGAGGAACAGGAGCTGGTCAAAGAAGAAGAATTGTGTCCAATTTGTCTAATACATTTGAAGTAGATAGTAAATGGGATGTTACTCCAGATGCTACTACAAGATATGAGATTTGGCCAGATACAGATTTAATTTATTTTGCAGGCAATGCCCAAGCAATAACAATAGCATATGATGTTGAATCAGATTTATGGATAACAGGTCCTAAGTTTGATGACGGAATTACTAATAACGCTACAGTAACTAAAGTAGGGGATTTACCTTACGGTATTTCATCAGCAACAGATAATGGAACAGGCTCAGTACTTTCAGTAGCAGTAAATGCTGCTGGATCCAATTATGCTGTCAATGACATCATTCAAGTCAGTGGGGGTGGTGTTAACTGCCGTTTATATGTGACTTCAACAACACCTACTGGTGGTGTAACAGGTGTTTCTTTTAAATTTAATGGTAGTGGTTATGCAACATCTACAGGTACTGCTACAACTACTGTATCTGGTGTAGGTTCAGGCTGTACTATAAACGTATTAACTATTGGTAGAACAGGTAACGTTAACACAATCATTAGCCACCCGTTTAAAGTAGGTGATACTTTAACAATTGCAGGTTCATCTGTAGCAGGTTGGAATGGTTCTTATACTGTATTATCAGCTGATACCAATACAACATTAACAGTAGCAAGTACTGCTACTGCATCATTGACTGCTACATCTTCAAACAGTGTAACTCTTGTAGTTGATGCTACTAAAAACTGGGATGTAAATGAGCATACAGGTAAATTCTTAATGACTATTGCAGGTGGTTCTATTACACCAACTATGCAAATGAGAAGAATTACTTCTAATACAGCTACTACAATTACCATTCCTGCTTATACTGCTTTTACTCCAACAACAGGTAGTACAAGATATATTATAGTTGACCCTGCATCTTATGGTAGAGATAATAAATTCTGGGCAGATGCTCAACTAGCATATGGCTATCCAACAAGTGGAACAACAACATCTATTATTGACACAACTAAAAACTGGATCAGAGGTACATGGGTTGGTCATACGGTAAGAATAACTGCAGGCACAGGTCTTGGTAATGAGTTGTTGATTACAGCTAACAACAACAATACAATTACATTTGCCGCAGCTACATTTACTCCAGATACTACAACAAGGTATGAAATAATGGATACCTTCGGTACAGCAACATCAGGATCCACAACAACTCTTGTTGATACAGGTAAGAACTGGGTTACTAACCAATGGGTGAACAAACGTCTTAGATTTATTGGTGGTGGTAGTATTAGTAACGAGGTAGCTATAACGTCTAACACAGCTACTACATTAAACTTCTCAGCAACTACAGCTATTGATAACTTAACTAACTATGTAATTTATGGACCTCCAGCAAGAGGTGCTGGTACAAATCTTAAATGGACATGGGGTAATGGAAACCACAGATGGTTATTTTCTCCAACAGGTGGTAGTAGAATTGATGTAAACAGACTAGATATCACTACAGGCATATGGGATTTTGGTTATCAGAATCAGGGTCAAGGTGAAACTTTTGCTATTGGATCTATGTGGGCATATGATGGAGAGGATAGAATCTATGTACAAAAAGATCAAACTGGACGTATCTTCTACTATGATATGAAAACGAGACAGTTTGTAAGTTCAGGAACTATACCTTATGGTATGTCTACGGCTTTCAATGGTAATAGGATGGAAATAATTAAATCACAAGATGGTCTAAAGTTTTTATATCTAGGAAGACACAACTCTAATGAATTCTGGAGAACATTATTATTCTGGTAAATAGATTTACCTACTAGAATTAATTGTAATTTTATAAAATGAAAAATAGTTTTTTAAATATTAATTTTTCTACACTACTTCAAGTAAGTCTAGTGGTCATGTGTGTCTTCTTGCTGATGAAAAACCCTAAGCAAGTATATCCTGTAAGCACGCAAAAAACAATTGAAACTAGAATCCAAGGTAAAGAGACTGTAATCAAACAACAAGGTAAAGCAATCGATAATAGCAAAGTTATTATTGACGAGCTTAATCATGGTTTGTTTGATTTGCAAGCAGAACTAGAAAACGTCAAGAATTCTAGAGATACTTTTAGAATTACACAAATCCAGGATACAATGATCCATGTGTTGTATCGCCGCGACAAAGAAAAAGATGCAATCATCGCAGCCCAAGATACTATTATAGTAGCTCAGAGATACATTATCAATTCTCAGGATACTATTATTACATCACAAGCTTTTGATATTAAAAAATTAAAAAGACAAAGAAACATTTCTTTTCTTCTCAACGGTATATTAACTACAGGATTAATAATAAAATGATGGAAATTTCACAACTAGTACAGTGGGGATTGGTAGCAGTAACAGGTGTTATCGGATACTTTTTAAGAATGATACACACAGATGTTAGAAACAACACCGAAAGCCTTGGAAAATTAAAAGGCAAGATTGAATTAGTAGAACAAGAGTCACGACTCAAGTATCAAGCTATTCAAGAACAAACACAATTAGAAATTAAAAACTTAGCAAAAAGTGTGGGGGAGCTATCTGATGCAGTTAAACAACTAATAATGAATAAATAATGGACACAGTATCAACAACCCCCGATTTTGGTGTATTTAATCAACTAGGAGACTATGGTCCCCTAGGATTAGCCGCATTAGCTCTTGGTTATGTTGCTTGGTTATTTATCAAGAGATACCTTGATGAAAACAAGAAAATGAAAGAAGAGCTTACAGAAAAGAAAGTAGTAAAGAGAAAACCTAGGAAATAATGTCATTCGGTCCTTTTGAAGTATTGACTCAATACGGTGTGCTAGGATTTGCAGTCTTAGCACTTGGCTATTTATGCTGGATGTTTTTAAACAAACTTCTTAAAAGTGAAGAGGAATATAAAGCAAGGGTAGAAGAACTAGAGGGCGACTACAGAGACGAATTAGAGAAGAAGTTAGAAGAAAGTACAGAAAGCTCAAAAAGCTTAAAAGAAACTATCCTATTGCTTTTTACTAAAAAGAGATGAAAACTAGATTATTTGTAATAGCAGGCGCGTTTATCCTACTTGTAGTATTGCAGATATTTTCAAGTGGTCATGGTCACGTTGTAGTTGTTGAAGACAACGTACAGT